ATCAGGCCCGAGTAGAAGGTCGGCGTCGAGTTCTCGTCGAACACGATCGCCGTCGGTGCGATCGTGGTCCAGCCGTCCGTGCCGTTGACGGACGACTGGACCGCGAAGGCGACCGTGCCGCCAGTGATCTCCCCAGGAATCACCCGGATCTCGATCAGGTCGAACGACTGGGTGTCGATCGCCGCGCCGCTCACGGTGGCCGAGAGGCTCGGGCCGAGGGTGGTCGTGGTCGTCGCGTAGGCGAGACCGGGCTTCCAGGTGGTTTCCGGGGTCGATTTCATGGCGGCAGTCCGGCAGTCCGTCAGTTGACGGTGTAGGAGAAGGTCTGCTCCAGCGACTTGCTGTAGTCCTTGTGGAACAGAACCACGGTCACGCCGTACACGCAGGCGTTGCTGTTGCCGGCGGTCGAAACGACGCGCAGGTACCGACGCTTGCCGTGCAAACGGACGAGGCCCACCTTGGTAGTGTTGTCGTCCGCGTTCTCGACGGCGCTGTAGATCGCACCGGTGATGTCCACAAAATCGCCTGTGGATGTGGTCGGCGAGTCCTGGAGCTTGATGCCCAGATCGGCGCTGTCGTTGAGCACACCGAAGTGCATGACCACCAGGGCGTACTCGTAGCCCAAGGCGTCGATCGCGGTGCCAGTCTGCCCCGCGGTGTAGCTGGCCGGGCTGATCCCCGGAAGAGCCTTTGCGATGGTTTTCGGATCGAGTTGCATGTGCTGGTCCTCCTGGGATCAGGTGGTGGCGAAGTTGTCGGCGGGGACGAAGCCCTTGCCCTGCTCCACGATCACGTCGTGGTCCATGAACGCCGTGACGGTCAGCACGTCCTTCGACTGGTTGGTTCCGACGTACCCGACCTTGAAGTCGAGGCCGCCCCAGTGCAGCGCGATACACGCGCTGAAGTCGCCGTACAGAAGGAACTCGTCGTTCGAGGCCTTGGCCGGGGTCGTCTGGTTGTATTCCAGGAACGGGAGGCCCATCAACGAGGTCAGACGGCCGCGGTCGTTGGTCGGGACGAGCTGGCGCCCGTCCGCGTCCTTGCAGTTGGCGATCTTGCGACCGACTTCGGCGCGCGACACCCAAGCCCAACGGCCGGCCGGGTTGTCGTAGAGGTTGATGGCCGGAGCGTACACCATCTCGCGCAGCTTGTCGGTCAGGGTCTGCGTCGCGCCCGTGTAGGTGATGCCCGAGAAGTTGACCGCCGTGGTCAAGGTCGGCACGTTGGTGATGCCGCGCGGCTCCGACGCCGAGCCGGAGCCGAAGAAGATCGTGCGGTCCTCGCGCAGGGCCAGCTTGCGGCCGATCACCTGGCGCACGCGCGCTTCCATGGCGATCGCCGACTGCATCCGCATCCCGCGGGTCAAGTTGGTCTCCGCCCCCATGGTGTGGGCGCGAGCGTTGATCACCGAGTAGGTGTTCTCGCTCGAGGTCATCGCCTGCTCCGCCTCGGTGTCGATGTAGTAGGCGATGGTCCCGCCCTCATCGACGATCCAGGAGAAGTTGCCGCGCAGGCCGTCCATGCGGCGCACGCCGGCCTGGTAGGCCACGGCGTTGGCTTCGAGCTCCGGCACGATCGAGTCGAACATGACCGTGCTCGGCACCAGCGCGCCACCAGCGGCGTCGGTGCCGATGTTCATGGCCGCCTTGGTGATCTGGTCGCTGCCGATCTGGTCGCGCAGTTGGCGGATGACCTCGGCTTCCAGGCCGTGGCTCTTCGCCTTCCAGGGGTTGAAGCTCAAGGCGTTCGGGGCCTGCTCGGCGATGCCGAGCTGGATCGCACGCCACAGGCTGAACTTGCCGTCTTCGCCGTTCTTGGCGTACTCGATGCCCGGCAGCGCCGCGCGGGCGGCTTCCTGCTTGGTGGCTTCGAGCTTGGTGATGAGGTCTTGCTGGGCCTTGATTTTGGCCTCCAGCTCGCCGCGCAGCTCCTGCGTGGCGGCGTCCTGGCGCTTGGCCAGGTTGGCTTCGAGGCACTTCTCCAGGCCGTCGAGGCGCTTGTCGAGATCCTTGAGGATGTCGGTCACGGTGCGTTCCTTCCGAGCCGTCGGGCTCGTTGGTCGATGAGGTCGAGCAGTTGCCCCGCGTCGTATCCCCGGCCGGCATCCGACCCCCGAGCTTCCGCCCCTGCCGGGGCACTCAGGCGATCACCAAGCTGGGCCACAGCGCGCTCGATGCGCGCCAATGACTCCGCGAGTTCTTCGGTGCGCTGAAGCGCGCGCTCCCACGGCATCTCCGGGCGCGACACAGCCGAACGGCGCGCCGACATGCCCTCGAGCTGGCGCAGCAACTCGCGCTCGGTCTGGAGCGCGCCGCGCACGTAGCTGTCCCCCTCCTCCTCCGTGATCACCCCAGCGCCGACCGCCTGGCGCACCGAAAGCTGAAGCGCGTCCGGGTTCGCGGGCACGCTCACAAGGCTGATCTCGAGCAGCTCCTGGCGCAGGAACATCACCCCCCAGTCGCCAAGCCCAAGCTGCTGCCGGCGCGTCTTGTCGCTCACCGTGTCCACCTCGAGCGGCAAGAAACCGACCGACGTGGACTTGAGGATCCCGGCCTTCGCCAGCTTGTAGCGGCTGTCCGCCACCGGCGACGCGCCCTCGGGGGCAAACGTGATGTCGCCCCAGAGCTTGCCGAAGCCCAGGTCCTTCACGTGCTGCGGGCTGTTGCCGATCGGCTGGTCCGTGTCGTGGCCCCACAGCGCGATCGGGTTGCCCGAGAAGTTCGCCGTGTCCCACCCGGCGACGCGGATGATGTCCCCCATCCGGTCCACCTTCTCGGTGCTCCAGACGTAGCGCAGCGTCCGAGACTCCTCGGAAACGACCTGCACCTCGTCCGCGTGGGCGCGGATGCACGTGCCGCCTTCGATCTTGGCCTTAAGCACGACCGCTTCGCCGGCCTCGCGAAAATGCCGCTCCGTCGCCACGCCAGCGCGGATCAGCAGCTTTAGACGCTCGATGTCGTTCATTCTGCGGCCTCCGGGATGTAGGGCGCCAAGGCGCAACGGCAGTTCACGACCTCTTTTGCGGGCGCCGCCGGGTCGCCAGGGAAGCGCAAACTCGGGGCGTACTCCTCGCCAGTCGGGCGGATCAGCCCGTCGAGCTTCGCGTGACTCTCGCGCGTCGCGTCGTCGGCGGCAGCGACCCACATCATCTGGTCGATCCCAGCGACGCGCGCCTCCGAGAACCGGGCCGAGTTCGCCGCCGACGTGACCTCGGTGCGCGCGATTCGCTGCGCCCGCTCCGGGATCCGGTCCTGCATGATCCGCAACTCGGAGTTCAGGTCCTCGAGCGTGCTCTGGATCGCCTGCCCAAGGCCCGACGGGTCAAGCGGACCAGGCGCCAAGACCACGCGCGCGATCGTCTCCGTGACCGCATCGGCAAGGCGCGACAGCACACCTTCGGCGAGCTTCACCCGCTTCGTCGCCACGAACGCCGCAAGCTCCGCAGAACCCGGGCCGATCGACACCGAGGCCAAAGACAGCTCAGCGGCAAGGTCCGCCGCGGCAGCCAAGTAGACCTGCTCCACGATCGGCAGGACCTTGGACGTGAAGTCGTCCACAAAGCCTTCGATCTTCGGAAGCTGCGCCTGGATCGCCGCCAGGAGCAACGGGTCGATGTCCGGCGGCGGGGCCTTGGTGCGCCACGACGGCGCGGCCGACATGTGCACCACCGGCTCCTTGCCTTCGGCGATGTCCTTGAGCCGGCGGCGGACGGCCAGCACGTAGTCCTCGAGCACGCGCCCGCTGCGCTTCGCCACCTTGGCGTCGGCGCTCTGGAGCCGCTCGTCGAACTTGCGCTGGTAGGCACGCCGCTCGGGCTCCGACTCGAGCCCGCGGCGCTCGGCGGCGTGGATCGCCCGCTCGCTGCCCTGCGGCGGCTCCGGCTCGTCCTGCTGCGCCGGGGCCCCGGGCTGGAGCCCGCCCAGGTCGAGCGGCTCCGGCTCGTCGAAGTCTTCGTCGGTGAGCGGGTCGATCTCCCACTCGGCCAGCTCGGCCGCCTTGTTGAAGCTCACGCCAAGGGCGCAGAGCTTCGACACGATCTCGACCTTGGCCCCGAGGTCCGCACGCAGGGCAGGCACGCGCGACAGGTCCCAGCTCGCCCCATAGCCGCTCTCGGCGCCGCGCAGGCGGCCAAGGAACCCATCCTCGAACTCGCCGGCCACGTACTCGAGGTGCGGCGCCATCGTGTCCTCCCAGAAGACCTTCTTGGCCTCGTGGGCGCTGGCGTAGTTAAGACCCTCGGTCAGACCGAGCAGCGGGCGCGTCACCCCGAAGACCGCCATGATCCCGTTGAGGCCCCACTCGCGGACCTCCTGGTGCGCCATGTCGGTCGGCGAAAAGGCCACGTTCTCGGGGCGCACACCGTTGGCGAGCAGCAGCGGCTTGCCCGCGTTGGAGCTCGACAGCCGCGTGCTGATGCTTTGATTCGCCTGCTGCGCCTGCTTGTCCGTCAGGTTCGCGTCGGTCGAGAAGACCAGCGACGGCAGGCCGTAGTTCTGCGCCAGCGCCTCGTCGAAGCGCTCAGCGCTGAACTCCTTGGCAGCAAGCCGCATCGCCGCCTGCGCCGGCCCGAAGCCACGCAGCGGCGAGTAAGGGTCCGGCAGGCGCAGGTGCCACACCGACTCCGCGGGCCAGGTCATGGCCGCGTTCCCGACTCCGTAGCTCCAGGACACGATGCGGCTCGTGTTCGCGTCCACGTAGGGCGAGGCACGGGTGCCGGGGATGCACAGGATCTCCTCGGGCATCTCGCCCCGCCCGATCGGCTCGTAGCGGTTGAGCTGCGGGTTCAGCTTGCTGAGCAGCCACAGCACCTCGCCGTCGAGGTCGAGGTAGAGCGAGGTCAGCATCCACAAGTGCCGCTCGCTGATCCCCGGGTAGGGGCGGCGCAGCGCCTCAAGCACAGGGCTCGAGGTCACCTCAGCCGCGTCGTCCTGCCGGCTGCGCCAGAGCTGGAGGCGGGTCTGGGCCCAGGCCCGGGCGCGCACCATCGCGCAGGCGTAGATCAGCCAGCTCTGCGCGAAGGGCAGCGTGATCGCCTCGTCGCCACCCCCCTGGGCTTGCAGGTACTTGATGACCTGGCTCAGATCCCCCGAAAACGCCGTGTAGGCACGCTCTACCACGGACCCCCCGCCGTCGCGGCGGAAAGGCTCCTGGGTAGACGTGCGGGCGGCCCCCAGCGGGGCCTTGGAGGTCACGGCGAGCCCATTGGCGGGCTCGACTGTAGCACAGCGACGATGCTACGGCTAGGGCGCAAGACGGGGCGGGGGCCGGCAGGTGCGCCCGTGGGACAGCCGAATCGGGGGCGGGTTCGGCCAATCTGCCGAACGCCTGGCCTACCAGACCAGCACCCGCCCGGCCCGCAGGTGCATGGCCACATACCGGGTCTCGTCCATCGCGTGGTCGTGCGCCTTGACCGGCTCGTCCACCTTCTGCCCGTCCCGGTTCTTGCGCCACTCGTAGGACTCGATCTCCCGCAGCCAGTGCTCGCAGGATGGGTCCACCGTCAGCCGGGGGCGCCCGTCGCCGGCCAGGGCCAGCCGCTGCTGCACCACCTGAATCCCGTCCCACACGTCGTTCTCCGCCTCGACCACGGGCAGGCCCGCGTTGATGAGCTCGGCCCGCAGCTCCGCCGCCGCCGGGTCCACGATCACAGCCTCCGCCTCGGCCGCCCCCATCGCCCGCAGCACCTCGGCCTTGCGGCGGTTGAGCATCCCAGACTCGTAGTGCTCCTGGATCCGGTGCATCCGGCCATCGTGGTCCACCCCCCACTTCCCGATCGCGCAGGGGTTGGTGTAGCCGTCGTCGAGGCCGAAGACGATCCGGTCCCAGTCCTCGTTGCGGCGCTGGATCCCGTGCTCGCGGTCCCACATGTCGTAGACCAGGCCCTCGGCTCCAGCCCAGATCCCGAGGACGTAGCGCTTGCGCGCCACCCCCTGGAGCGTCTCCAGGTCGCGGACGTAGGCCTTGGGCAGGTACCAGTTCTCGAGCGCGTTGGTGCTGATCGCCTCGCAGTTTTCGGCCGCCTGGTGGCCCTGGGCCAGGCCAAACCGGGCCGCAGCCCAGTGCGTCGGCGGGCCAGGGTTGCACGCCCCGTAGATCTGGTTCGGCAGCCCAGGGATCGAGAGGCGGATACGACCCCGGAGCCAGGTGTAGTCCTCCTCCGAGAGCTGGACCAGCTCGTCCACCGCCGCCCCGGAGAGGTTGTAGGAGCCGATCGACTCCGGGTCGTCGAAGCCGAGGTACACGATCTCCCCGCCCCCGTGGATCTTGATCGTGCGGTCGGTCTTGTTCCAGGCGAAGCTGCCCTTCGGCAGGACCGGCGGCAGGCCTCCCTCGGGCTCGAGGAGCGTCTTCAGCGTAGTGGCCTTGAGGCTCGAGAGCTGCTTCCGCACCACCGCCTCCCGGGCCCCGGGCACGCTCGCCCGCATTGCCAGCTTGTAGCACAGGGCGCGGGTCTTCCCGGCGCCGAAGGCGCCCGAGTAGAGCAGCTCCCGCGTGCTAGAGCGGACGAAGCGGTACTGCTTAGGCAGTAGGCGGATCGTGCGGTCCATCCGCCTTCTCCTCGGCCGGCGGCTGGGCCTCCGCGAACTCGAACCGCAGCGCAGGCGCGTCCGCCGCGCCGCCGATGTGCACGGTCTTGGCCAACGGACCGTCCACGCGGTCAAGCACCGTCGGCAGCGGGCGCTGCTTGCCCATCGCAGCCTTCGCCATCGTGATCAGCGCCAGCAGGTCCTTGATCTTCGTGCTCTTCGGCACACCCCACTGCTCCGCCTTCGCCGTGAAGTAGGCGTAGGCGCTGCACGGCCGCTCGACAAGCTCAACCATGGCCGACGAGATCGGCCGCAGGTGCTTGTTCTCGGGCTGCTGAGCCATCAGGCGACCTCGACCCCGGCCGGTAAGACCCCCCGAGGCGGAATCCTCGGGGGGTGCGAGTTGCCGCCAGCATGGCTTCCCGCTTGCCCAGACTGCTCGAGCAGGCGGACGAAGTCCGCGAGGCTCAGCATGATCAGCTTCACAGGCGCGCCTCCTGCCGGGCTCGCCACAGCGTGGCACGGTCGCGATGGATCTGCGCCTCCTGCTCCAAGGCCGCGACGCGGCGGCGGAGCTCGCCGAACCACACCAGCAGCACGGCGTGGATGGCGACGATCACCAGAAGGGAGGCAAGTTGCAGCAGGCTCATAGGTCCGACAGCTCCAACAGAAGCGCCTTCCGCTGCCGACCAACCCAGACGACAATGCTGGCCAGCGACGGCGAAAGGTCAGGCATCAGCGCCTGCAAGCGGCGCGAGAACTCGAGCTGGCTCACGACAGGCTTCCCGGTCTTCTCTGCGAGCACGTACTCCCGGACCAGCCGCAGCATGGTCGGATCGTGGCGCCAGGGCGCCTTCTCCCGCGGGCGCAGGCCGGGGCCAGGCTCTCCAGGGCGCCGCTCCCACAGCGCGCGCGCCAGCTCCTGGTCC